CAGTTGGTCGAACTTCAAAATTATTTCGACTCAATCGCTGAAAGTTTAAACTTCTAAAACCTAAAACGTCATGTTAGCATTAATCGCAAAGTATACCGGCAAATGTACGGAGTGTAAATGTCGGATTCGTAAAGGTGATCCCATTGGATGGGATAGGTATTGCAAAATTACCCTTTGCACGAAGTGTCACACGGAATTCCGTTTACAGATGCACGAACACGAAGCCAGGAATACCGCAGCCTATGTTCAGGCTCAGGAACAGGCATATTTCGAACGTCATCACGAAGATTACGTTTTTTTCGAAAGGATCACGGATTACATTCACTAATTACTTACCTTCAAATTCTCTCAGATTAAAACTCTCAAACCTCAAAAATCATGGAAACGAACAAATCAAATCAGACCGAACAAACAAGTGTTACCCCTTACAGTTCTCAGACATTGCTTGAATACTTGCAATGGAAAAAGGATGACCTCAAACCGGTAACACGTTACATGGCTGACCTCGCACCTGGCACAGTTCTCCATTACAAGGATGAAGCCTTGGATGCCAAGTGTATCGTCTTGGATCAATATAGCCTCAAATTTGGGCCGATGGTCAATGTTATTTGGATAGATACATTGGAAATCGAAACGTACATGGGCAATGTCGAAATCAAAGGAATTTGGACAGTTTTTCAAGACATTTAACGGATGAATTCGGGGTCATCGGTACATTGGATGCCGGTGACCCTTTAAACGCCTTAAAACTCAAAAATGAAAGAATACACTATCATCTTAAATCATGGGAATACCATGCCACGACCTGGGTTCTCAAAAATCATCGGATTCTGCACAGGATCAATTCAGGAAGCAAGAACTTCTATAATTGACCATTGGTACGAATTATTTCCCGAAGATTTTTATGTCGATACACCTAACGAAATCAAGGATGCCAATGACCAGGTCATTTATCGCTCCGGTGACAATAAAATAGGGAATTCGGACAAATGGATCACATTCCAATAAAAAAGTACCTTTGAACCTCAAACAACCTCTAAACACATGAAAAAACTGATTCTTGGATGCATCATCATGTTTGCATCGAATGTAACGAACGCTCAGACCGACACCTTGCAGCTTGAAAGGATGAAAAAAGTTGATTTGGCCGATGTATACCTTAAGGAAGTCCAAAGAGTATCCAAAAAACTCGCATATGTGACTTTTGACACCATTTCGCACTCAGTTCCGACTACGAAGTACACCCAAGGCAAATTCGACCGTGTATCGAATAAAATGGATGCATACAACAAGACCCTGATCCTTCAGTTCATGGAAATTATTCCCTACGCTGATAAGAAGGATATCATTCAAAGCATCCTGTACCTGCGTTCACTCTGAAAAAAAGGGGGAAACCCCTTTTTTATCCCATTATCCAAATTATTTATATCTTTGTTTACCACTAACCCAAAACTCATATGAATTACCACATCGATTACCGCTTATTGATGCAATTTCTCCATTGCAGGAAGACTTCAGGAATTCCATCAAAGATTGAAATCTTGGAAAGGATTCGAAGGACTCACACAAGAACTATCATCCCTAACGGATGGAATTGGAGATAAAAAACAACCTCAAAAACACAAACTCATGCAAGGACTTCTTTATTTCGCTCTGATATGTTTCATCACATATCTAACCTTCATCTCTCATACGTTCATGGTCATCTGTCATGTATGTTTGGTCATCTTCACTTTCATGTGCATAGCTGCGATGATCTCATGTGCAAATGATGCAATAAAAAAGAAGGGGTGACCTCTCAATCACCCCATTCCCCAATGAACGAACAATAAACACAGACCTCATGGCAAATATATCTCAAAACAAAGGCGGTGATATGTTTTACGACCAAAAATCGAAAAGATTTCTCGCTTGCAAGAACGAATTCAACGATATGGAAATCATGTTTATCATTAATGCGATAAACAGACGCTCCAGGTCAATTAAGCACGAACGAAATGAAATAAATGAGATGTGCGTGAATTGGATGTACTACTTTTTAGTTGACATCAATCAGGAATTGCAAACGGCAGGAAGGACATTGGCCGAATGCATAAACATCAAGTTGTTTCATCATCTCCAAGGGATCAAGAGAAAGATTGAATTGACTCCTTATACCTCAGAGAAACAATCGGAAATATGAACCATTTAGGATTGTTCGAAGGAATAGGGGGATTCTCTATCGCAGCTCATTGGATGGGATGGAATACAGTTGCATGGTGTGAAATCAATCCCTTCGCACAAAAAGTGTTAAAATATCATTTCCCAAACGCAATAGGACATGAAGACATCACCAAAACAGATTTCTCTGTTTACAGAAACAGAATTGACATCATCACCGGAGGCTTTCCATGTCAGCCATACAGTTCAGCAGGAAAAAGACTTGGGAAAGATGACAGCCGACACCTCTGGCCTTCGATGCTTAGAGCAATTAGAGAAGTTAAACCAAGTTGGGTCTTGGGCGAAAATGTTTATGGCATTACTAATTGGTCAGAAGGATTGGTCTTCGAAGAAGTGTGTGCTGACTTGGAAAATCAAGGCTACGAAGTACAACCGATATTACTTCCTGCTGCAAGCGTCAACGCACCTCACCAAAGAATCAGATGTTGGTTTGTTGCTCACGCCAGGAACAATTCAGATGCCCGAAACACCGGAGAAATATCAGGAAAGACAAAAACTTCGAACGGAGTTGGGCAAGAACAATGCCCAACATCCAAACAACAAGTACAATTGCCTTTTGATTCAGGTTCTTTATTCGGGGATGCTCCCGACACCTCAAAAATTCGACTACAACAGCTCAAGGACTCCGGAGAAATGGGAAGAAGACAAGGAGAAATATTCGAACAAGGGGATCAATTTACAGATGTCATTAAGGCAAATGGCAAGGAATGGCTTACTTCCGACTCCTGCAACTCAAAATTACAAGGGAGCAAGTTCAACGGAAGCCTTAGAGAAGAGAGGGAGATTGAAACCAATAGCCGACAATTTAGCCGACCAATTCGCTCAACCTGGGAAGAGTTCCCAACTCAACCCCCGATTTGTGGCAGAGATGATGGGCTTCCCGATAAATTGGACGGAATTACCTTTTCTAAATGGAGAACAGAATCCTTGATGGGCTATGGTAATGCAATAGTTCCTAATGTCGCATATCAAATCTTCAAAACAATCGAACAATATCAGAACCAAGAACAATGGAAAACCAATCAGTAATTCAGATCATCAATGGTGTTGATTCAATCGACAAAGGTCATGTAAGAGATATCTCATCCATTATTCTCGATGAATTCAACTCAGGAAAAGTTGATCCTTTCATCTTTGCCGGTAAGGTCGAATTTCTTCTTCAATCGTTGGAATCAGCGATGGAACAAATCAGAAATAACCTGGTGCATGACATCGATGTCTATGGCAAGGATGCCGAAAACGGAGTCATCAGGAACGGCATTCAGTTCAAAAGAAAGGAAGCAGGAGTCAAGTATGATTATTCCGAAAACAAGATTTGGAATATGCATAATGAGCATCTGATGGAAATCAAAAATCAGATGAAGGAAGTTGAAACATTCATCAAGACATTACATCGTCCGACTCCTGTAGTTGATCCCGACACAGGCGAAGTAGTGACTTACTTACCGGCAAAAAGAACCTCAAAAACAATCGTTGAAATCACAATCCCAAAAGCAAAATGAACATGAAAGAAAACACAGTATTTATCGGCCTCAATCAGATGTCAAGACTGATTCATTCCAACAATGTCGAAAAAGGATTTTGGAATTACCCAAGAAACAAGGGTGAAACCTTAATGCTTATCGTGACTGAACTTGCTGAAGCGATGGAAGCACATCGCAATGGCAATTTAGCAATGCCTCCAATGGATGGTGAAATCGAAAAGAAAGCATTCGAAGACTTTTACAAGGACACCTTCGAAGATGAAATCGCTGATGCACTTATTAGAATTCTCGATATGTGCGGTGGTTTCAATGTCGATATAGAATTCCATGTAAGGGAAAAAGTCAAGTACAATAAGGGAAGGGAAATCCTTCACGGAAAGAATTATTGATTAAGACAGACAGCAAAGTTTGCGGTGATTAAATCACTTATTCACCGCAAATAAATTACTCACAAACCCAAACCCAATGAAAAAACTACTCTTATCAGCTGCCTTCATCGGGATGATGAACTCAGCAAATGCCCAATGCGAAGATGTAATTGACATCATCAATGATTCCTTTGCCAAGACTTCGTTCGAAGCACAGAAGTATCCGATTAAGACAAATGAGATGACCATTTTCTGTCTGTATTCATCTCATGGAAATTTCGTTATGAAACTTGACATGGGTCAGAAAGTTTCCTGCATTCGGGAAGACAGCCAGGTTCAATTCCTGCTTGATAACGATGAAATTCTTAATCTGAACCATTCCGGTGACTTCAATTGTTCAGGTGACATCAAGCTAATGTTTAATGGCCTTTACGGCCATAAAAAGGAGTACCAAAAACTCAAAGAAAGAGAGATCATTTGTATCAGAGCCTATCACATGAGAGGCTTTGTCGAAACGTATCTTACTGAAGAACAGCGACAAGGATTAAAATTGGTAATTAATTGCCTCCAACTTCGCTGAAATAATAATTTTATTATCTTTGTCATCTAACCTCAAAAACAATGGAAAACAACCTCACAGTAAACAATGCCATCGAGAAGGAAAAAATCATGGCATACCTGGAAACAATGAACTTGGCAACAAGTCTGAATGCCTCTCAAAAACAGCAATTCTTGGAGATTTGCAATGCTTTTGGGCTGAACCCTTTTAAGAGGGAGATTTATGCCTCTAAGTACGGAGAAAACTTCTCCATTATTGTTGGCTACGAAACCTATATCAAAAGGGCAGAGCGTAGCGGTAATCTTGCAGGATGGAATGTGACTACCGAAGGTGTTCTTGATCCGAAGAACATTGCTCAGAGTCAGATTAAGGCTACCATCACCATTTACAGAAAGGATTGGTCATATCCTTTTGTTCACGAAGTATGGTTCAGCGAATATTGTCAGAAAACCAAAGATGGCTATCCAACTAAGTTTTGGAAAGACAAGCCATACACGATGCTCAAGAAGGTTGCTATTAGTCAAGGCTTCAGATTGTGTTTCTCAGACGAACTTGGAGGTATGCCGTATACCTCCGAAGAGATTGGTGCTGATACAATCGATACATCCTATGTGCCGGTCGAACCTAAGCAAATAGAAGCTAAGAATGAAGAGCCAAAGCCTGAGTTGCCGGTAAACAAACCTGGCAGGAAGAAAAAAGAACCTGAAGAGGGATTATTTGAAACCGTCAGGGGAACACAATGGCAAGAGGCTCTTGTCCGAATTGAACTCTGTGACACAGTCGATGAACTTCGAAGTGTTTACGCTGATTACACTCAATACACTTCAGATGTCGAATTTATTGATGCCCTGAGTGCTAAACGCAAGAAAATTGAAGCATCTCAATCACATAAACTCTGAAATAGAAAACCTTCAGAGCAATTTAAATGACCTCTTAGAAAGGAAGCGAATTTATCAGGAGAATCCTCTTTTAGCATTAGAAGAAGAAATTCAGATGATTCGTTTCCTTAAAGATGTCAGTTCGAAAGATATCATTCAAACCATAATCCAATACCTCAATGAACAACCTGGAACAAATCAACAAGATCAAGCACCTCATTCGATTTAAATTCAAAAACATTAGGCGTTTCTGTGCCATTACCGGTATTCCCGAAAAGGAGATGCGTAATTTCTTCTCAGGGAAGATGGCAATGTCTAAGACTGAACAATATCTGAATATCCTTCAGAGCAAGATTCAGGATACAGATTTGACTCCTGACCCCAAGCATACAAGCGATGAACAGCGTGAATTCATTCGCCAAAACATCGTTATCAAGTACCATAGCATCCGTGGCTTTTGTCGTACCTATGAGCAATATCATCCTGTAATGGTTAGCAATATCATCACAGGTCGCAGGAAAAAGTACGATACTGATGTCAAGGAATTGATGGATTTGTTGGGTAAATAATTCAAATCATTTATAAACACACCGACTCCTGAAAGACGGAGATAGGATAAATACACCCCAAAAAAATGGATACAGGATGGATTAAAATTCACCGTTCAATATGGGAACAGCCTTGGGCAACTGACCATGATGCAATGTATTTATGGATATATCTGATATCACATTCCATGTTCCGAAAAAAAGAGATTTATTGGAACGGAAAACTGATAGAACTCCAACCAGGTCAATTAGTTACAGGCCGAAAAGTATTGTCAAAAAATACCGAAATTTCGGAATCAAAAATCAGACGTTTACTAAAATTGTTCGAAGAGCTGCAACAAATCGACCAACAAACGACCAACACAAGTACCTTAATATCAATACTTAACTACGAAAAATATCAGGACATCAGCCAAGGTTCGACCAACGAACAGCCAACAAATAACCAACAAATAACCACTAAAGAAGAAAGAAAAGAAAGAAAGAATATTAATAATAATAATAATAGCCTCCAAATTATTTCTAATCACCCATTATCAGTTTGGGTAAAGGAAAATTGTAGCAACCTCCAAAAATTTCGTGAACAACTTAGCGATGAGCAATCCGAAAAATTGATAAACGAATTCGGATTAGATTTGGTCAAAGTAATTTTAAATAATTTAGACAACTACAAAGACTCTCACAAAAAGTATAACTCAATTTACCGCACCGCCTTGAATTGGGCTAAAAACGAAAAGCAAAAAAATGGGAACAGAACTAACAACCAAGGATCATCTCCAAAAGTGTCTTTCGATGACGCAATTCGAAATTGGGTCAGCAATGGGTGAAGCAATTATGGTTGCATCCAAAGGGGTAAAGGTAAAAGACTGTACCGACCTGGAAATCAAAAAGGTCATTGGCTATATCTTCGCCCTGATAGGAATCAAACCGGAGAACCTGCCGACAGACTTCCAAAGCGTAGTAATCATCAACTTCATGCGTTCCAATCTTGGGAACTTTACCCTGGAAGAATTCAAGAATGCCTTCCATGCTTTGGCCGAAAAAAAACTTGACATGAATGGGAATCACTATCAGAACTTCTCAGCGATTTACCTTGGCGATGTCATGTCAGCCTATCAAAAACTCAAAAACAACGCTTACAAAGACTATCGAATAGGAGAAATTAAAATGGAAAACGCTGAAAAACAACAAGTAAACCCCAATCACAGAAAGGAGCAAACCCATGATTTTATCAGGGAGTGTATCATCAAACCTTGGAGGTTTTATTTGAAGACAGGTACAATCACATTTGGAATAGTGCCTTATAACGTAATTTACAGCCATCTGAGCGACAAAATGGGTCTTCTTGATGTTCCCCTATCAACCAAAAAAGAAATACACGCAGAAGCCCTTAAAATAGCTAAATTGGAAATATCCAAAAAAACAGATGACAAAACCGAATTTGATAGGATTAAGCATTTGAAAAATGAAGTCGAACGACTTGGCTTTGAAAAGGCGATGGACTATATCATCAAAAAAGAATGTTACAGAATGAGCCTTGAGCGATTTTTTGAGCAGTCGAAAACTGATGGTACTGATTTGGAGGAACAAATAGAAAATTGGCTTAAAAAAGATACACAAGATGCATGATTTAGGATTTGTTTGGCAAAACCAAGGGTATCTTAGTACCATGCAAGAGTTTATACAAGTGCCAATTTGGATAGCAAGGGATATCGATGAAGACGATGATATACTAAGCATCGTAAATCCAAATCCGGAACTCAAGCGTCTTGCTCTTATTCCAATGGAATTGATTGGCTATATGTACGATGGTATCGAGCGTAAAACAACTGAAATAATTCTCAAAGATGGAGAGGTAATTATTGCAGCTGAGTCATTTGATGTTCTGACCCAGGTATGGGCAGAATGGTACAATAACAAGAATAAATCTTTCATATCTTTCAGCCTCAAAAACAATTAACCAATGAACAAGATCATCATCATGGGTAACTTGGGAAATGACCCAACTTACAAAGACTTCGGAAACGGAACAATGTGTTCCAACTTCAATGTTGCAGTATCAGAGAACACAAAAGATAAAAATGGTGACCCTGTAAAAATCACAGAATGGTTTCGCTGTGTAGCATGGGGTAAAACCGCTGAGTTTATCAATAAACACGCCAAGAAAGGTGCTAAGGTGTTTGTCGATGGAAAGTTCAAAACCAGGCTCTATAAAGACAATAATGGAGATGAACAAAAAGTCGGAGAAATCGTCATCGATAAGTTTGAATTGCTCACTTGGCAAAATGGATAAATGGCAAGTGACCATAAAGGGTTATTGGCCTGAAGAAAAGCAAAAAGATGGCATTCATGTAACCGATATATATCACGGTTATAGAACCATCGATTTTGAAGGTAGCAAGCATGAATTAGATATTTATCTCGATGATTTAATATCATCTGTTGCTGCAAAAATTCAAATCATTAGTATCACTAACCTCAATGAATTGATGATTGAGATTAGCAAGACTTTTGATTACGATAACCGCTTTACAGGTAAAGCCAAGATAACCGATTGCTACAATCACAAGTCTTATATCACAGATTATCCTATTGCTCTGAATCTTTTTGCTGAGTCACAAAAGAAGTCAATAGAAATCTATCTTGCAACAAACCCATCGAAGAGATTCTTCATGGATAAAGAAGCGTTTAAATATTTCATCGAACTCTATAAATGCAAACACCTCTAAAAACAAAAATTGGATTGTTTATCGCAATTCCAATCTATGTCACAATCGCTTTCACCGGACTACTGATTGCAATATCAGTAATCATCACGTTAAAAATCTTGAATTTTTTTGGTGTGATAGATGCTATTATTTTTCTTCTGAAGAAAACAGAAGCAATGGCTAAGAAATATCAAATCAGGAAAATGTTTGATCCCGATAAACCAATGTAATGAAAATAAGACCTGAACGAAAACTAAGAGAAATAAAAGTCGATAACAAGGAAGTTGAAATCACAAAAATGATTTCATGGTATCGAATGCAATGTAAGAATTACGACAGCATCATCGATGCGATGACAATGCAACGTAAGGAGTTCCAGGATAATATTGATAAGCTGCAAATAGAAATTCTTGAAGTCAGAAAGAATTCTAAAAAGAATTTATTGGCTTCAAAGTCTTAACAAGCACCTTTGTTTACCATAAAGCTATTGATTTGACCGCTTGATATTTGCTGACCGCAAGTTAGGTCTGCAAACGTAATATATACATCGGCACAACTTGGGTCGTAAGCAGTCATTCTGATAATTAGGTATTCACCGGGTGCAATCGTAAAAGGAATATTTCCATAGGAATTTCCATTTTCCATTATTACAGCACTTTGTGTTGTTCCTGAACTCCAATCCGGAGCAGTTGGATTAACATACCCCATTACACTTATACTTGGGTTAAATTCATTGATATCGGCATTCAAAGAGATTGTCAATGCCTGATTCGGGCCAAGTAATTGCCAAGCATGGTCTAATTCAGGAGTAAATGAATGACGATTACCCAAATCCCAAGGAGGGCAAATAGTACAAGCAGGGTCAAAGAAAACAGAAATCTGTTCTATCACTCCTAAGTTTGTACCGCAAGTGCCATTTGTCGCTGACACAGTAAATGTGTTACACTCATCTGATGCAGCATAAAAGTAAAACGAATCACCATTATTGAAATCAACACAAACAGGTGTTCCATCTAACGGCATCAGTTGACTTGAGAAACTTCCTCCAATGTCTGTAAAAAGACTAAGACTTGTTCTTGCTGCATCAGGATTACTTGCTGAAACAGAAAAACAAAGATTAACGCTACATTCAAGATTTGCGAATGTATATACATCACCCTCTTGTGTTCCTTCAGAGGGATTGTAGTTTACGATTGAAATAGCAGGATTAACCAAGCCACAACAGGGAGTTCCTCCATCAGCATTAAAAACAAATCTCTTTGATGCAGCAGTACCGCAACAAGTTCCCCTTGGAGGGGACATGGCTGTGATTTTAGGAAGAACTATCCTTTTCATTAAGAAGAAAGTTTAGCAATAAAATTCTTGAGGTTCTCCATGATTCCAATCACGATGATATCATTGGGATCAATATACTCACCATACTTAGGAAAATCATTGACTACTTCAATGGTTGAAACACCATCAAGCATCTGTGTTATCTTAAACACATAATTGTATGCAGGATGAGTAATGTAGTAAGAACCGAAATGATATTTTACTTCCATGTTAGTCACGCCAAAAGGCTCTATCAAATAATGTTAATGAGAAATGAGCAACAGCAGTTGCAGGAATAAACAGCCACCAGGTTGTTCCCATTGTCAGATTCATAATCAGATAACCGATTATGCAAATCCAAATATTTTGGCAATAGGGACATAAACCCAATGGTTCTGCAATCCAAGGAACAGATGAATTCGGATTATCACGGAATCGCCTCTCAAGGAAAGGAATCCATTTTCCGAATATCTGACCTGGCATATAGGTGAACTGCAAGAAGAAACTTGTCATGGCACTAAAGAATCCAACGAAAATCATTTCCATGAAATCTTGTTTGCCTTCGTATGAACTCATACCGGCAGCAACAAATCCCAATAGGAAAGCTGCAAAGACAAGTTTAATCGCAGTTGATTTATCCATTATAAGCAAGTTGTTACAACACCTTTTACCAAGAAACAACAAGCCCCATCAGGAGTTGTTGCATAGTGTATCCCTTCACCGGTCATACAAGCAGGGAGTTTTATCTTGATTTCAGTCACAGAATTTTCATTGAACGTCATTGTCAATTGAATCTCCTCCAATGGGTCAAATGTTTCTGTTACTTCATAGAATGTTCCATTGCTCCAAATCTGAAACACAAAATCAGCCTCAGCATCACATGGATTTGTGAATCCGAAATCAATAATTTGACCTGGAGCAAAACAACCTAAATCTTTACAGCAACCGCAATTCATGTATCGATATTTTTATCAAATATAATGCTTTTCAAAACCCAAATCGAAATCTATAGCGACAAACATCATGTTTTTATCGAACGCCTTTGTTTTAGGTGATTCCTCTCTGAGAACTTGAATACTATCAATGACAGATTTTGTCGGAATGAATCGAATATTTTTGATTGAACTCTGATTTGGAAACTTTATCGAAATCATTGTATCCCGAATCGTATTCTCCAAGGTATAAGCACAAGCATTCTTCAATACAGCGACCAATCGTAATTCATAACGAATATTCATTATGTAATAATTACAAGATGTTTTTGGTGCTGTTACAGACTCTTCATAGAAGATATTCCCTTCATCTCTGTGCCGGATATAGAAGTAGTTGCCCTCTGTATCCGATAGTCCTGCCCATTTAAATTCATTTTGAGTCGGATCAGACTGAACGAGAACTCTTCCTTCTTCATCAATCCTTGCCAAGAAAACTGATTTCTTGAACTCAGGAATCATCCTTTTGATATTCTCAGAGAGAAAATCAAGAATACCATTTATGTTATCGTAAACAACCATCAGAATACATTTATGATTTTTTCAATCTCATCTTCAATTTCTTTCAATGCGACTTTCTGCATTTGGCGAATCTCAACATTTCTTGGGGTAAAAATATTCATGGAGTTAAATCCCCCCTTCTTTTTACCCTGAAGTGCTTCTTGATATAACGCCTTTTCGTAATTGAAATCATCAGAAAACCCTAAAGCAACACTATCCTTTTCATCCCTATCGGCAACGAAAGAGTCCATTAAATCACCTGAGAACTTCAGATCAACATACTTTGTCTGCAATCCCCTTTCCTTCCTTATAGGAGGCCAGGATTGACCATACTTGCCAATTTTACGACCCGATGAATTAATACCCTTTTCAAATATCCTTGACTTCATCGTTTCTTCCAACTCAATCATTGGTTGCAACAATACATTAGACTTATCACGTTTGAATAGTCGTGATACGGCTTGAAGACGAAGTACAAATTCTTGAGGTGTCATCTCTTAATGGCATTTACTGTATATCCAATCGCAAATAAAGCAAATATTCCAAGTATGATAAATAAGATAGTCTTCTTTACATTATTTGGATTATCAAGAATTGATTCTTTAACTTTCTCAATCCTATACTGCTTTATCGTGATAGTATCAGAAGGGCATTCAGGCTGAATGTAAATCGAATCTCCAGGTAACTTAACTACCTTCAATTTCACTCTTGTAATGCTATCTGTGATAAACACAGTATCATTTGGAAGGAATTTAAAGATTGTATCGAATACAATTTTAGGAGTAACAATCTCCGTATCATAAACGGCAATAGAAGTAAATTCTCTTACCGCAGGAGGTTGCTCATCAAGAAAATGTCGTTGCTTTACCTTACAGGAATTAGCAACCATCATTACCCCTAAGAGAAGGGTCAGAATTATTTTCTTTTTTCTCAATGTATTCGTTTTTATAGACATCAACTTTCCGATAGAAGAAGTTAGTTACATCTTTCTTTACAAGGCCAAGCAAAGTCAGATTCTTCATCAGAGAAATCATGTTTACAAGACAGACAGGTACAAATATCGCCTCATTGAGCCAATAAATAGCAGCTGATCCTTTAGCAAGATTTGTTGAGAAAGATAGAAGTGCAGTATGAGCAATAAGAGTCCAAAAGATTCTTAATGCTTTTTTGGTTTCAAATCGATTGTTCTTCCAGGCAATTGTCATTCCTGCGATATGGTCAGAAATGATTAATGCAAGAAGAAAATAATAAGAAACCGCAGGATCAAATATCCAATCAGTTACAATTCCGGAAACCATTCCTATAGAAAAGCCTCCGACAATAGCAGTCATCAACACCTCTAACTTCAGATTTAAAGAACACACCGATTTAATTATCGGAGTGATATCATTCTGAATTATTGCTTTCATCTTGGCCTTCTAACAGGGCGTTGAATCGTCATTGGTCGTGGCCTTGAGCCTCCTTGGGAACAGCATTTGTTTTTCATTTTTTCTTTTTTTTGCGTGATACAATCAATTTACCATTCTTTTCTGTGACATTCATTCCTGCTTGTTCGGTTTGTCTTTTTAACTGCCGATATTTTTCGCTAATAGTAAGTCTTTTTGCCATTTTTTTCAATTATGGTAATCCGTTAACATAGCGTGATTGATTACAGACAATGCAACAATCATCGACTCTTTTCATCAACTCAGGCAATGAATCAACAAGAATCTTGAAATACTTATCGTATTCAGCCTTAAATGAATTCATAAGCAAATCAACCTTTTCGCTGTCAAGCAAAGTGATTGAATTTAATCGGTCTGTTGTAGCTGCTTCTTTTGCAATCTCCATTCCTGCACGATAAAGAATAGGGAATGTCAATTTACTGCTAAGAATACAAGCAACATCATCAATACTACATTCTGCTAATGCTAATACTTGCAATCCATATGTAGTATTTACAGGTATACTTCCATTCCAACCATTGGCAGTCAAAAATGAAGTTGTCTTTGTATTGCAATTGCAATTTACCTTTACAGCTGAATTATTTACATTGATGGCTAAATTATTTGTAGTTACATAAACAACATTCGTATTGCTCAAGTAATTTACAAATACTTCAGTTTCACCATTTGCATCAGTAGTAAATGGGAATGATACAGTATCGATTCCATCAACTACATCAAGAGAACCTGTATAATTAGCTTGCTGAATATTAATCTTGACAGTCTGAATCCTAATCCTTAACAGCCTTGATTTCTTGGTTGTCAATTTTACTCCCCTATCAGCATTCAATGGGGCTAAGTAATTATTCTTTCTCCAATCACCGACAAGAATCTCATCAACCAATGAATTAATCCGATAATAGGGCATCATATACCCCTTTATCTCTTCGATTACAAGAGCAGTCGCAAAATTGATTTTTGATTTTAGAAATTCAAGACCTGAAATATGGTCTGTATCGACAATATCAGCTGCATATTTCAGATTAAGACCTTCAAGGTCATTAATCCAAAATCCTGATTTAGATTGGCTCAAACACTTGACTCCAATCCATTCGTTTAGACAATTAGGAATCATATCCAAATGGGTTTGCTTTGTAAATGTTTTTCTCAGGAACTTTGATTAAACATCGTTCTCTAAGATAGTCAGGGACATAGAAAGAAGGGCAATCTTTTTGTGCAAACTGATTGTGACCGGCAATCATCACATCAGGAGCATAAGATAAAACCTCAGCAATTATTGCACTCAACATTGCATTCTGTTTATCGGTCAAAGTATCCTTGGCCTTCCTTTTATCAGTACTCAAGCCACCAACATAACAAATGTGCCTGGAAACAGAGTTAATCCCTGCAACACCATTTGTTACCTCGTTTGCATCAATCCATTTATCACCATTATGTTTTACGAACTGATGCCTTGATCCATCTAATAAAATCAAATCTGAATAGCCTACAACACTCCAACCTCTTCCAACAGGCTTTGGCTTAGTGTGCCAATTCCTAACGGTTTCAGCAGTAACTGAACGACCTTCAGGTGTCGCTGTACAATGAATTATGAGATATTTAAATATTCCCATCTTCTTCTTTGTTTTCAATAGGCCATTGCACTACTGAATCCTCATTGATTACTTCTTCTTTTTTCTTTTTAGTCGATTTCTGAGGTTCATCGTATGTAAAAGCAAATATGTCAAATTTTCCCTTATCTATAACATCGATTTTTACCTCTTTTAGATGTTCTTTAAGAGTCTTAATCGCCATTTTGATTTCAGGGGTATGATTTGCCTTGTATTTGAATGATGATCCCATCTGTTCAACACAAACCATAATGCCATTGTTGCTCATCATGGCCTGACCATATTTCAGATCATAATGGCCTTTCCAAATGGAAATATTATAGTATTTACCAAGCATACTATGCAATTGATACACGGCATACTGAACATTGGGATTAATGTCTTTTAAGAGGTCGATTTGAATAATCATGGTTTTTGTTTATTTATTGTTTTGATAAAAAAGCCGGACAAATCCTAAGAAATGCCCGGCTTTGTTACGCATTAACTTTGATTATCAGCAAGAGCCGTTACTCAAAGTTGAAAGATCAACATATACAGGGCAAATCATTTGAACCTGATTCCAAAGAATCGTTCCGTCAAAGAATGTTGATCCTGTATTGTTGTCTTCGATAACCTCATCGATTTCGATTTGGAAATCGTTAATAAGACCATACAGCAAATTGTCACAGGTGATGTAAGCCAATTTGTACGCACTTGCATTTGTCAGAATAGTGTTCCAAAAAGTGTAAGCTGCACAATGGGCATTTGCAGTATAATTATTTCCAACATTATAATCTTGGAAAGTAATTTGCTTTTCAGCACCAACTACTGCTTCTGCACTACATGAACTGATACGCTTCTTGGTGAAAGTTCCTTTTGGCTTCTGTCCAAGTACGATACCGCTCAACATAGCATCACCGTCATTCAATTTAGTTTGCCACTCTGCTTCATCTGTGATGTCAAAACTTACATCACATTTAACAATGGCAAATTGCTTGATACCACCTGCCCTTGTCTGAATTTCGCAACCTGCATCCAAAGGGCATGGAAGGGTTACTGCACATGAAGAATTACAAATAGCCATGTTCTATGATTTTTTTTAAGAGTGAAGGGGAGTGACCGAAATCACTCCCCAAATTTTTGAATTAAGCAGGGCAAGAAACAGCACCGGCCGAGCAATCTTCAAATTGGATTGAGCCATTTGCATCTTCGATGCAGTAAGCTGCCGGTACTTCGATGAAGTTCCAATTCAAAGCAAGTTCAACATACCACTTCTCAGCACAATCATCGTAAGATGTCTTCAAGTCGTAAACTAATCCTGTAAACGGATCAACGATTGTTCCATGCTCAAAAGAATCGTTACGCTTTGCGTATTCTCCAAGGTACTTATTCCAAGTAACCATTTGCTTTGCACCAGGCGCCCATCCGAAGAAGGTAGTTGGTGTTTCAACTGTGTTAATGAAATGGTCAGAATAGAAATAAGCAGTACCACCGCCTTGTGACAAATCCATTCCTGCTACTGTATTGCAGCAAGCAATTGATTGTGCCTTAGCATAAAGATCAACCATCTGACCTCCAACAACGATTGGTGCGCCACTTGCACCAAGAGCATCGAAAGTATTCAGGATTTGCGCCCAAGCCATTGGGTTAGGAAGTCCGGCAGTCGTAAACAAAGGCAAAGAGGTAGTAGCATCACCTGATGCATTTGCACCCCAAGTAAGAGCTGCGATGAGAGCCTTGTCAACAGAAGTGTTGATGGCATTCATTGCTCGCATGATGTTTTGAGCAACCCATACGCTGTCTGCTTCACACAGTTTACGCATATCAGCCTCATCAAAGCCCATCTTATATTTGGCACAATTGAATGAAGTCATCAGCATCTGAGCAGGCTCAGGAGTAACATCTTCAGTACAATTAGCAGCACATGAAGTGTTTACGTCAGAATCACAAGCCTGACCGATGTAGTTGATTTGTACAGCACGGAATTTGCCGTTAGTTGGAACAACTTCAGCAGTAAAACCGGCACGATTTACGTCAGACATAAGGGCATCAATCATACCAACTTTCTGACGAGCAAGAGCAGGAGCGTTTGTTCCTGCAATGTCATTGAGATTCACCTGGAGCGATGAACACAATCCTTGGGTGTAAGCCATTTTTTAATTTTTTAAATTGTTTTGAGTTAGTTTTTCTTTGGGGTATATATGCAAGAATCCCAAAACTGAACAACCTGATTTCTCAAGTAATTCGGTTTTGGGATACCCGATTTCCCCGATTTGCCTGAAAGGAAGGCTACCTCGGATAATGTTTTACGGAGCATCACCTCCCAAGGCCAAATATACTATATATTTAATTATTGTCCAAATGTTCTGATGGACTTCATTGATTCGGCATTTTCTTGAGCCTTCTTTAGACCAGGAACATTGTACTTTGGCTTATCTAAATTGTTTTCGATAATAGGCTGCTTACGGGCTACCTGATTATCGGGTGATCCATTTGATTGAATCACTAAATTCAATTGTTCTTGTCCAAGAACATAGTCTAAAATATCATCGTAAGACATGACCTTAGTTCCATCCTTTGCAAGAACATTTAATCCTTCAGAAGTCTTGACTTGAACTTGACCATCAGTATCGACATCAAGATTCCATTTCAATTCTTTGATTTTGGCCTCAATTGCAGGAATAGCTACATTCATTCCTACAAGCAATTTCTTAGAAGCCAATTTTGCTTGCTGAATAGCTGTCAATTGATACTTCTTAATGAAGTCTTTTGACTCAGCTTCTTTAGCCGGAATCACCTCTTCCAAAAGTCTTTTATTCTCTTTTGAAAGTTCAATTAGTTTATTTTGAATTTCTTCAGAAGATGATGAAGACGCATTGTTCATTGTCTTTTGAAAGGCAAGAGCAACAATTTCATCGAACTTTTTACCCTGAATCTCATTTGGTTCAAGAGCAAAAGTTTTCTTGATTTTATGTTCAACCTTACTCAACTCAGTACCCCTAATCTCATCTCTGATTGGCTGAATGAATTCGGGATCATTTGACATTGCACTACGAATCTGAGTCTGATAAGATTTATAAATCTCATCGATGTTTATCTCATCATCGGAATTCAATTTCTGAATGGACTCATTGGTAAGTCCAATCTTTTTGAGGAATGCTTCTAAGTTTTTCATTGTTCTTCGGTTTGTTCGTTTTGTACTTCTTGCACTTCTTTAGGTTTGCGTCCCCTTTTTACAGGTGTTAATTCTGTCTGTGTTTCTTCCTGTACGATAGGTTGCTCAACAATAGGTGTCGGAATCAAATCAGGAATAACCTGAAAATCGTCAAACAAACCATGCTTCTTCATTATTTTAACAGCAGTTTCAGTTTTGAAAAAGACAACACCTGTCTTTACATTCTGAATTCTAATCTTCTTGTCCATATTACAAATTTATAGTTTTTGAGTCAAAAGGTACTGCCGTATGACGGCAATTATAACCTCCCCGATAGACCGAAAAGGTTTCCGGTGTCGTTCCAGGAATCATCCCATTCCCATAGGTATAAGCCCAACTAATCTCCTTAGCTAAGTCAGATTTTTTCAAAATACTCATATTCGACCATCTGACACATTGGGGTCGGCTGTCTTTTATAATCCCTCCCCTATAATAATATGAGTCGTATTTGTATTTAGATGCGATATAGGCGTTGATTTGCCCATCAAACTGATATATAGCATCCCTTGCTATTAATGTGCTATATCGCTTTAATTGGCCTAATCTTTCGTTATTGGTAATGATGAAAGACTGCATATAGGTTTCCAAATCTTCTATTGTTGCCCCTGCCACAATATTTTTATAAATATTTTGCTTTAGGGGTTCAATAAATGAAGTTGACAGACCTATGCCGGTAAGATTTTGGAGGGTGATTTGGATGTTCTGTAATTGCAATGGTTTAATCAGTTCATCCCATTCTTCAGGACTGATACCATTCAATTTGGAATGTATTTCTCTATTTAAAGAATATACCTTGTCAAACTCTTCAATGTATTTCTTTGTTTTGGCAGGATAGACTGATTTTTGAATTGAAGTAGCAATAATTGCAGTCATAGCTGCAATCAAGGCTATATTCTCATCTGAGAACAACAACTCACCATCTTCTGATTCTAACTTGTTTGTATACCTTTTGACATCCCTATAAATGTCATTCTCAATATCGCTCCAATCAGATGTAACAAACTCATCATCGGCAGAATTAACTACCTCTTCCTTCTCATCAATCGCCTTGTCAACTTCCTTTGGAATCATTAGATTGTGATGATTGGCATATTAGCATACTGTAAGATTACAGGAGCAATAAGTCTATCAAGGTCAGCAAAAATCTCTGACAAATCCTTCTCAAGATATTCATTGCCATTTTCAGAAGTCAACGAAACAAGCATCTTGTAAGCAAACAGAGATTTAATCACATCATCCTTTCTAATCGTTCCTGACAACATCAGCATATGCTTGTCCTTTGTGTCAAGATGATAAATAGGATCATAAGCGACAAGAACCTCAACCATCCTTGCAATTGACTGATTTCCTGAGAACCTTTTCTTAGCCAGGTCTTTTGTTGCCTCAACCAAAAATGCAACCGGTGCATTTCTGTCATGCAACATATTAATCTCATTAATCAAATCATATTCCGTCTTCATTGAGAAAGAAATTGGCTTGATGATAATCGGATCCATCGGGCTACTTACATTCCGAAGTTTTTCAATTATCAATAATGAGCGATAGATGATTTCATCAAAGATGTTGTTACTAATCTTTGTCAAAACCATGAACGAATCTTCCCTATCAATCTGCTTTGCCGTTCCTGACTGAGCCTCATCAATCTTGTCAAGATGCAATGCCTCTTCAGCCTTCTTCAGAAGAACTTGCCATGCCTCACCTGAATACTTGATGATATCGACAGGAGGTGCAACAAAACGAATCATGGCATCATTTCCAAAATTCGAATCAAGGACATTACCTCCTTTCTCTTTTAGGAATACACCATATGGAGAGCGTGAAATAATCCTTCCTGTACCCTTACAGACTTTACAAGGGTAATGCTCATCTTCTTCAGTATTGTAGCAAACACCATCACGACATCCAGGTGCAGAACACGTTTCTGCAACCTCTTCCCGATATGGGAATCCTGATGTTGTCATAATGCCTTGCCAATCTGAATACTGCCTGATGGCCTCATTCGCAAATGGAACAAAGGCTGAGAAATATGACTCATAATATCCTTCATCAGTCAAGTCACCTCCAAGAACGATGGCAGGACGGAAACCAAGATTATGAATGTAAATTACACTCAGGTCATATTTCTTGTCACGATTGATGCCATACTGTTCATGCTTATAAAATCCTTCTCCATCAAGAGTATAAATTACTTCTCCCTTGTCAACTACCTTGCCTCCTTCTGATACCTTGCTTTTTTCATCATAATCAACCCAAGAGATTGTATAATTATCAAGATATCTGATTTGGTCTGATCCTATAATCAAAGGATATACATCAACCTTCTGTGTTGGGTCTGTAAGTCCTGCTCCATATGGAATCCATGCAAGATATCCATTAGGGTCTTCAATCATCCTTCTTACAACATACTTCTGAATGAAAGCATAGAAGTACTGACTATCAAATTTCTTTGCATTCAGATAAGAAGATAATTCTTCAGATACCTGAATGGAAAAGTTGGCTGCTCCAAATATCCTATACAATTTATCAATTGCACGATTTATAGAACCCTTTGTGATAGGCTCATAAATCGAAAGACGATATTCCATCAACTCAGGGTCTTCATTCGGCCTCCTTTTAGTAAGGATATCACCTGGATTCTTGCCCCTTGTATGGACAAACATGGTGTCCCTTACTTCAACCCAATCTTCGTAATGTTTGTTAGGACGAAGAGAACCTAAATTGCTGTTTAGATAATTTATATCAATCATTGCTTAATTGCATGAATAGTTTTTAGAACAAGTTACTTTTCTGAGATTGGCATCAATGAACCATTGATTTCCTATTTCATTGTTTTTGGGCAACTCTCCATCAACAACATATTCTTTGTTATCGATGTATACATTTTGAGATGCAAGAATCGATGCGACAAGTTTAGCAGCCCTTTGAGGAAGCCTATCTGTCCTTAATAGCCAATTCTCTGTCAAATCAATTGATGTCGAACGGAGTTTTGTACCAACAAGGTCTTTGGTGATTTCAAATGATGTCTGTTCAAATGAACCTCTGACACGATAGAACTGCGTATAAGGAAACAATCCTGTACCGATGTAATATAGACATTCCTTTTGATAATTATTGATTGTAATCGGCCCGATTGTGATTGGATTATTTACTACAACACAACCTGGTTCACCATAAAATAAATTAAAGCAATCCTTTATCGATGTAGTTCCCTCAAGCATCATTGTATCTTGACAAGTAACAAATTCAAATGGCTCTGAGAACAATTGATAAGTATATGCCAAATCATTCGGATAGAATACCCATTCAAAGTAAAAACAATTCCCTGAGAATTGAGCTGCTATATCGGTATATAATTGTCCGGTTTCAATTTTAATTTGCTGAATATTGGTGTACGAATTAGATGTGTTTGAGTAATTCGTTCCTTCAAATATTCCGACAAAATAATTACTTGAATAATCCGTGACTACAGCATCACCACCAACTCCAGGCTTTTGTAGTCTTTGACCTGTACAGCAATCACGAATGTATCCTTGAACCAATCCGAACTCATCCCAACCATATCCATTACCCCATAAACCACCACCATCTAATGTTGGACTATTACCATTCAATAAATCTTGTTGCTGAAATTGGAAATATAAACTATCTCCAATTACTACAGGGCTATTGTATGGAAGGTCATTAGCACATAGATTGCAATTCCAAGAATCGTTTTCAGAACAAATTATAAGACCATTATCTGTAGTAAGAACAGCACAATCTCCTGCAAAACATTGTACGAATTGAAGCTCTGCACAAATAATCCTATTCTGATTATAAGGAAGAACACAATCAGGAGATATATCACAGAAAAATTGAACCCCATTAGAACTACCAACTGTCGTTTGTTGACCAACTAATTCACCTGTAACAGTAGCATCAATAGTATAATCACCACCAAATGTACTTACATAAAAATATACTCTTCCAAACGCATTAACATTTATACTTCCTGAAAAAGTATATGAATTTGTAAAAGTTCCTTGATTATTTTCAATAAGTATTGAATTGCTTCCGGTAGGAAAAATACCGCCACCACTACGAGTTCCTACAAACAACTCAACTTGAAATCCTTGAAAATTAAGAAAGGTTGTTATAGTTAATGATATAGTATAATTAACCGTTTTATTATTATTTGTCGGATTAATTATATATCCTGATGGACTTGGAGGACTATTATATCCAGGCTGTACAACACTACCTCCTGCAATTAATATATTATCAGGATCAAGAGTAGGAGTTAATCCTAATGAATCACTCTGATAAAAACCACCACCTGGGATAGGAAATGTAGTTGTATGAGTAGGTATTGTAAATGCGAATGTTGACATGATTAAGTTAATTCAATATAAGCACCGCAGATTTGATACTTACCTGGTTGTAATAATGATGGGTTGAATGAGAAATTACCTTTTGTGTTGAAATCAGTAACATTAAATATAACCTGATTTGTCAATACAGGAAGATAAGTAGTATTTGAACCAGGTTCATCTCCTTCAATCAGATTGTTTATTCCATAAGGGAATTTATCAATAAATGCTATAAATTCTCCAACAAGACCATCGCCTGTATCCATAACTTCTACTTCAATGTAATCGTATTTATCAATACAAATCGGAAGATTAATATTAATTAGTTCAGGAGAACCACCAATATATCCTGTAAATGTTATTGATGCAAGAAGAGTTCCTGGCTCATAAGGCCAAGGTTTAATTCTTGGTCTATAAGTGAAACTTATTGATGTTGGTGTTCCAAAATATGCTGAGAAATCAAATGTGAAAATATATTCAAACCATATATCCTTATCAGCCCAATTATAGGTAATATTATTTTGCTGAATATATGTTGTTGCACCTCCTGCTGCCGGAGTTCTTAACATTGGATTTATAGGATCAATCAAGAAACATTGTCCTGATGCAGGAATCAAATTATCTTCATATCTAACTCTTCCTGTCCAATTAGTCTTTATACTATTTGAAACTAAATCATAATATGCAATAAAATCAGGACTTTGATTAATAAAATATCCTTGTGCTGATTGATTGTATAAAGATTGATATTGCTCAAACATTATAAGTATGTCCTGAGCATTTGACACAGGAGGATTTGCAGGAGCATAATTTTCTTGACGATAGATATTGAGTTTAATATCTGTCAAATAATTATGCCATGACCCTGTTATACCAATAGCATCAAGGCAATCTTGAAAATCTCCAGGTTCAATAGTCAGATTATGACCAATTCTTTCTTTTAAAATTGGACGGATACAATCATCATTATACCTATTAAAAAGGTCATACCACGATGATGCTACATCCAAAGGACAACACAAATCGCTGATGTCAACTGTTGTATCAATGAATATTGATCCATCATACAAGAATGAATTGATAATTTGGTCATTCTCTGAATATACAATAGCCCCAAGAATATAATCTGCATTAGCTTGAAGATTTGTGCCTATATAACAAGTGCATTCATATCTGTTTGCACTTATTAGAGTAGGTAATGTTGATGGCGTTTCAAGATGATTATCTAATGTAGTTGTAGTAGGATCAAAAGTTACATTAGCCCTTGAACTATCCGTAGCAACAAAGAAATTAGAATTATCATCAGTTGTATTTCGCTTCCATAACCAAAATACTACATCGTTTATACCATTACCTGAAGGATTTGTAATCCTAAACTTTAACTTGGTTCTGCTGACATTTGATAAGGTCTGAACGGCAGTTCCATTCCTTTCAAGTATGAATTCGGGATTAGTAAATTCAGGAACATAGTTATTATAGAAAAGACCAACATCCCAATGCCTGATTGTAATTGGAACACACTTTGAAAGATAAAAAAACGATGGTTGCTTAATTCCATTATAAGTAACCAACACATTCGGGTCACGAACGAAAACAAAAGAACATATATTCTTCCATTGACTATATACAGTTCCTTGAGTAATTAATTGACTTTGAGTATTAACGTCAGAATAAAACAGCTTATCGTTATTCTGAAAAACTCTATTTGTAATCCAATTATCTAAATCTGCCCATAGATAAAAAGTATGCTTTATCTCAAAGGTATTTACTGTAAGAATTTTAATCTGAACTCTCCAATTCTTATTTGATGGGATAGATTGAGGTAATCCATTCGCAAACTGAATCATATCATAGTAATTCCCATCTCCTACTATAGAATCAGGAACATTGAAATAATATCCTGCATCAGGTGGCGTATCCGGTAATCCTGTATAATGAATAGAAGGGTCACAATATTGCTCGTATAGAGATGGATTGTACCATATCTCAACACCTCCTAAATAGAATCCCTGAACATAATTAAGAGTATGTTTTAAAACCTTCTCTTCACCTACTGAGGCAGTATGATATCCATCAGGAATAGGACTACAATCAGAATCACAATAACTTACAGAATCACTTATTGTCGATACACCTCCTGTATTAGTGCTTAGAACTAAATCCAAACAATCAAGACCTGTACTACCGGCAGGAGTGCAGTAAATAGGTGTTATCGTTAAATCAACCCTTCGTTCAGTAAAACATCCTCCTGTGCTACATGGCTGTATTGTAAATCCAACGCTTTGAACAGAATCAGTACAAAAACCAACTCCTATTTTTGTATAGTTAAAACCAAAGTTCCCTGGGGGTAATTCAACAACATTTCCTGCAATAGGATTTCCATTTACATAATAAGTTGGTGCAGATATATTACCTGTTGATGGTATTAAATCAAGAGTTATTGGTAATGCAACATTAGAATGATTGTAAGTATTAAATTCAAAAACAATATCATTGTTACATCCTGGAGAAGCTAATTCACAAGCATAATAATTTGTGCTTAACCAATTAAGTCCGAAGAAAGGATTATAATTAACACTATCAATATCAAGAACTTTAAAATTACTGATAGGCAAATCATAAGAACCTGATGATGCACCTACTGACCATACAGTTCTAATTATTCCTGAATTGAAAAAATTTGCAGGAGCAGGAGGCGCACCACCCGTTTTCCAATTACAAATTTGTACTACTATTTCTAAACTATTATTTGAATCAAGCCAAAATGGAGTTGCTAATGGACTTGCCCAAGGAAGACCATCAACAGAAATAATTAAAAAATCTGTACCTGTTGTAGTATTTAAAAATATATCATCAATAAAACGAGGAAAATCACCCGGACTAAGAACAAGTTCTAATTTTATATTATAGCAACAACATCCAACATTTGCTCCATTGGTATCTCCATATATAGAGTTCCTTAAATTAGGAACTAAGGTGCTAATTATCTGCATATTTCAAAGATATTATAAATTAGACTATTCCGTTTACTTGAATCGTTCTTGCATTAAAATCGATATCGACATCTTTTATAGTGCCATAAACGATTTGACCGGACTTAGCCAATCTGATGGTTTTGTCAAAAGAGAAATTTGATAAATCAGAACACTCAAATTTAAAGGTAAATCTAAATTCAAATTGAGTAGTGCCAGGTAATTTCGGATTATCTATGTAATGGAAATTGCTGTATAAGTTATTTTTGTAGTTCTCCAAGAACCAATAGGGATAATTGAATCGCTCTCCTAAAGCTGCAAATGGATCACCGCCACAGAAATTATTGTCATAGTTTCTCTTTACATATCCATTTCCCGAATAAATCAGAAACTTATAATTGAAGAAAGTATGATTTGGTATCAGAAGAGCCTTATCATATAGGCTGAACACTCCTGAGAAGGCTGTATTGACAAGACCTCCCAATGCTGATTGCATGAAATCATAGACATTTTGGTCAATGCCATCATCACGGAATCTTGCACATGAAATCGGCAGAAGAACTTCTTTATAACCCGATTGTGTTGGATTATAAGGCACATTCCAATCAACGATATCACTCCATCTGTCTATAGCCTCATTCCCGATGTAGTCCTGACCATCCTTGGCATATTCAAAGCGACCATATGCCCATCGCTCTTTGTCAATCCAACTAAAGCAAATCGAATCATCAGTAATATCTCCATTGTTCAGCAATTGCTCTGCATCAATCCAATTTGCCTGATTGAAAAAGTAATCTTTTCGTTCGACTACTAACTTATTGTTTATAATCCTCCAATCAGCATTGAAAATTGGAACAATGTAATTGTTCAAGAACGTATCAAGCGTTTCGACAGGCAAATTATCTGAAATCACCTTGTAATTCGATGTATTCTTATCCCTTCCCTTCTTTATCTGTGCAGCCATTAAAACTGTATCGTAATATGCCGATGAAGCATCATTAAGAATGCTTGACTCAAAGGTCAGATTACACTTATCACAAACATTTTTGATATACTCCCTTACATATGGAGATGGATGGTATCGACCGCATTGGATTACAGTACCAAGAATTGACTGACTAAGACTCTTTACATCGTCATAGAACGCCAAAGCAGCACCAAGTGCTATTGCCCATCCAACGATTGGAATCGCTGCAAGGAACGCCAATATAGTGCCTAAGATGGAATATATAAGGATTTGCAAGGCTGCTGCAACCAATACCAATGCATAGGAAATAAACTCAGGTCTTGTTTCTATGCAATACCTGATAAAGGGATGATCCCTTGTAGTAAAATTCTTATGATTGTCCCAAAGTACAGTTGACTTGATGCAATTCAACTGCTCATTGTTTTCTATAACATTTGCCGTGATGTAACAATCCGGTTCACACCAATCGATGGCATCACCCCGAATGATTCCCTCATAAACAGGTTCATGGCAACATTCATCATAAATCTTAACGCTTACTTGCTTACCAAATCCATCGAAAGGAACAATTAATGCTTGCCGTAAGATATCATAGCCATCATCATAAAAAGTCAACTCAGAAGAGAATCTCCTGGAAGCACGACCATCTTCATCGTCCAATGAAATGCTTACATTGAAATTATCAATGCCACCTATACGGCCTGTAATTAACGTACCATTTAATTCTATAGAAAGAGAACTTGCCATTACCTTGTCTTGTTACGGATTCTATTGTTCTTCCATTGGTAATGAGATACCAAACCATGAATGCCTGACTCATCAATTGTCAGACTCATCCTATCCTGGCTTGTAATCGCCTTTTCAATGCGTGATAAACGCTCTTCAACACCATAATTATTCAGAACAACGATTTGCTGACCCATTCCTGCCGACAAATAAGGATCACGACCCTTATGAATGTCTTCGAAGAATTTACGATGGCGTGAAGTCGTTTCCTTATTAAAGACGAATTCACCTTTGTGAACGACACCTGCCGTTTCATACTTTGAACCATCTCCTGTATAACCTCCTGTAGCAAATCCTTGTACTGCTTGTGCTGCCTGTGCTTTTGCCTGAGCGAATCCTGCTGCTAAAGCAATCAATGTACTTGCTATAGTGAATGGTGCTAATGCACCTCCTTGTGCAGCAGCTTTTGCAATTGCCAAAGTTGACTCAGCCGTAAGTTGAATCAAAGCAAGAGCCTGTTGCTGACGAACAAATTTCTCCCTTTGCTTTATCAACTTATTCAAACGCTCTTCCTCAAGTTGTAACAATTCAGCATTACCTTGTTCGGCAATATCCTTTGCTTGGTCTATTCTTGACCTTTGATTATTGATAGCTCTCTCACTATTGGCAATCTGAATATTGAGAATCTCATTTAGCAATTTGAAAATATTATCAGCCAGGTCTTGCCATAATTTCTCAATAGCCTCTTTCTTGAGTCTTTCAATTTCGACTTGCTTGTCATTGTATTGCTTAAACAATTCCAAGAACAAATCTTGTGCATCTCTTCTCTTGCCATCATATTCAATCCTGATACCTTCTAATTCGGTAAAAGATTTTGCAAGTATAGCAGCTTGCTCTTCGGGCGTTTTAGTATTATCTCTTAAAAGAGCATTTCTTCTATCTATGGCCTTTTCTTGTTCTAAAGCCTCTTGAGCATTAAGAACCTGAAGTGTAGCATTGAGATTTTGTTTTATCCTATCAGGAATGCCTCTTAATGCAGCCTTTGTCTTAGCATTCTCAATTTCTTCGCTGATTTTATCAGACTTTCTCTTTAACTCATCAAAATATTCATCCTCTAAAAGAAGCCTCCTATCAATATTGGTTTCGATGATATCAAGCCGTGCCTCTTCATTTCGTTCAGCGTACTTTTCAGTAATATCAGATATCTCTTCTTGTGTATCTATCTCAAGAAGAATTACTTTTTTATTGAACTCCTGAGTTGCAGCTGTTTTTAAAGCAGCCTTTTGTTTTTCTGTAAAATCAGCAGCCTCAATTTTTAACTTTTCATTATCCAATTCAAGTTGAAGAAGTTCCTTATCAACATCGGCCAGGTCTTTTATTTTCTGAATCTCTTCTTCAAGATTCGTTACTACCCTAATCTCTATTTTTCTCTTTTTGATTAGCAAGTCAAGTTTATCAAGTTCATTTTGGAACTCTCTTAACTTTTCTAAGAACTTTTTAAATGATTCAGATGCTTTATCATTTCCATCTGATATTGCAGCAATATATTCTGCATATGCATCTGCTGCTTGATTTTTTAATATATCAATACGCTTAGTTACAATACCTCTCGATTCAAATAATCTTGGTAATTCTTCTTCAAGAGCTTTTAATTGTGATTGTAATGATAATATAAATGCTTCTGTTTCTGTTCCAAGTTCTTTGGCACTTAAAAATGGACTTCCATCTTTTGCAGTTGGTTTTTTTCTTTCATCTTCTATTTGTTTTTTCAATTTTTCTCTTGAATTAAATACTTTTTTTATTTCAGTATCTAAATCATCAAGTGTTTTTATTTCAGCATCAATATTTTTTTGTGTTTCAGTCTGTTTAATTTGAGCAGCTGTTATTTTTAATAGTCTATCCCTTGCAGCAATAACTTTTTCAAGAGCATCTTTTTCTTTTCCTGATAAATCTATATTTATACCAAACTTCTTATTAATATCATCAAGAATCTTACTTCTTTTCTCTTCACTATTTATATTATTAATAAGTGCATCAAATAATTTATTTATTTCTTCAGCAGATTGTTTTGTTGACACCCTTATTTGTTTTTGAGAATCAACAATCGATTGACCTGAATTTGCAAACTTTATTAATTCTTCTCTTGAATTTTCAACTTCATCACCAAAATCAGAAAACAAGAAAATTAATTCTGTTACTGCAAAAGCAATAATTCCAAATGGATTAGATAGAAATGCAGCTTTTAATCCATTGAAAGCACTCGTAGCAATTGTAGTCGAAACAGCCAATGCCTTTTGTGCGATACTTGCTTGCCTCGCACTTGCAGAAAGAACCTTTAAACGAAGTGCTGCGAAGTTTACTCTTAAACCATAAATTCCCCAATAAACGCTATCGATTATTTTTGCTTGTGTAGCACGAGTAAGATAACCAATCAAAAGAACAAGACCTCCTGTAAAAAGTGCAATAGAAGTTTTATTCCTTTCAATTGCATTTGGAAGGTCTTTTACACTATCAAAGAATTTAATCAATCCTTCAACTGCTGATGATACAGCAGGAGCAAGCAACTGACCAATCTCCCTTCTGAAGATTTCAAATTTATCGACCAATGTGCTGATACGACCTCCAAGGGATTGAGATAATTGCTCAGTCAATTTAAAGAATCGACCTCCTTCAGATGTTGCTCTTCTGAACGCCTCTTGTACAAGAGCAAATGATATTTCACCTTTCTCAACTTTCTGAGCAAGGGTTGCCATTGACTCTCCTGTAAGTTCAGCGATTTCCTGAAGGGGATTGAATCCGGCATTAACTAACTGCCTAATCTCTTCACCTTGAAGTTTACCCTTCGATGCTACCTGTCCAAACGCAAGAGCCAAATTCTCAAGACTTGCATTACCGGCACTTGACACATCACCCAATTGACGAAGTGTGTCAACAAGATTTTCAGCCTCAACACCATAAGCAAGAAGAATCTTTGCACTTGACTGAATCTCTGTCGATGTAAAAGGTGTAGCAACAGCAAACTCTTCAATCTCTTGTATCAACTGCTGTGCCTTCTCACGACTTCCTAAGAATGTTGTCAGCGATACATTTAATCGTTCAAACTGAACAGCACCTTCAACAGCTGCCTTTCCAAATTCCAATAATTGACTTCCAACCTGGAATCCTGCAAATGCAAGTGCAGCACCCTTAATGGAATTGCCTAATGAATTGGTTTGAGTATTTAATTTACTAAGATTAGAAGTAGTTCTATTGATATTATTGTTTGCCTGAGTTAAGGCATTATTCAACTGAGAAACATTGGCTGTAATTTTTACAGTAGTACTCTTTTTACCAATATTACCTACAGCAGTAGCAGCATCTCTTGCAGCTTTTTCAATAGCATTTACTTTTCGCTTTATTACATCTAACTGCTTATTTATCTGTAGTGTATCAGCGGTTATCTTAAAGACAACATTTTTTACAGCCATCTATTATTCAATTTTGGGTTGAAACTTCTTCCTTATTCCTTTTTTAGGTTGCTCTTGTTCTCCTTCATTAGCATTGTCACGGACTGTCTTATTCTTCTCGTCAACTATCTTAATCCAGGTATTGATGGTCTGATAATATTCGTCTATTGATCCCGATTCCAACACCTTCATCTCTGATGGCTTTGAATCGCAAATTAATTGATTTAGATAATTGATATTGTCGATGTATCTCCCGATTTCAATGCTTGTAAAATATGAGGTATCCTCAATGCGTTTGGGTCGTTCACTCTTAAATATTCTTGGATAGCGATTTCTGACATATTGGAATATTTGATTGTGAATTGGAATGCTTTGTCTAAAAAAAAACCCTTGGCATCACTATCTTCTAACAGAATGTCAAGTTTTTTCTTTCGCCAAACCTCAGAGAAATCATTCTCATCTTCTCCATCAATCACAAAGTAACAAACCGCCAAATCCAATAAAGTCCTTTCTTCTCCAACGAAATCCAATCGGAACTCAATCTCAGCCAATAAATGAAATAAGTCAACAATGTTTCCATCGTTGGCTTTTTTCTTCATTTCATTAATCAATTGACTCAGAGTTTCTTTAGTAAGATTCATATCAGCAAATCGAGTTGCAATCTCAGCTGCAATAGCCCTTTTAGCCGGTATACTCAGATTATTCTCATACTGATACCATTTGTTTCCAAACTTATCAGCATAAATCTCAATCATTGGAATCTTCGTAGCAGTTGTAGTCTGCTTCTTTTTTTTAAAGAGGTTCATTTTTTTTTCTTTGTTTTCTTTTTGTTCTTGTTCAATGAGGCATTACAAATTGCATAGGCAGAAGATTCCTTATTCCCTTTTTTCATTACCTGGGCAACACAACGGTCAAGTTTCTTTGGCATCTCTATGAATTTGATTATTCAAATGTAACAAAAAAAAGAGGGGTCATCGACCCCCCATTTTTACTCACCTAAAACCCTAATGGAAACCACTATTTTAAATACTTTACAAAGTTACTATGAAAAGTCCATAAATAGTAACGGAAACAATCTAATAAGTGTGTTGAATGCTTATCCTTCGCTTTATCGATGTCACCGGAGTCATCAGCCTGAACACTCATCAAGTCATTTATCAAAAATTGACAAGTACTGTCAATGTAAATGTCCTTGTGTCTTTCTAAAAGAGAATTCAAAAGAATTCGACTATTTTTGATTGATGGATTGAATGATGGAACTTTAAAGGACGATTTTGGTATCTGTAACTGCTGATGGATGATATGATAGTAGTTTTTCGCTCCTTGAGTCATCGCAGAACGATTACTTCCTGACGCATCACCGGTAATTGTGAAATATGTATCGGGAAAAGTTGAAAGAATCCTATCACATAACTGAAAGATGTCTGAATTCCGTAATCTGAACTCCCTAAGAATCCGAATCGTACCATCATAACTCTGTCCGGCCAAACAGGTAATCGGATCAACGTTAAAATCAAATGATAGTATAATGGGTTCGTTATTATTTGGCAGAAGCCCAGGTTTAACGTGTTTTGCCTTATTAAATGCATACGCAAATGGCCTCTCGACATCGACAATCTCCCAATTTCCCTTTACAAAGATTTCTTTGGTAATCTCATCAAGATTCTCCAAACTTTCAAGATACGATTGAGGCAAAGCAGGATTATCGCTCATCAGGGATTGCTGATAGAAATAATCTTTAGCCAACTCCCCTTTTACATGAGGGTCATGGAACATTGTCTTCGTCCAATTCTGAGAAGGATTACAAGTAATCATAATCATCGGATTTGGCTGAATATCCAAATTAGGAATGATATGCCTTCCTGCCCTTAGCTTACACTTCTCAAAAGTCTTTCTTTGAATTTCTTGTCCTTCTTCTATCAAGAAGAAATTCGCTTCGATACCATCTAACCTCGTTAGATTCTTATCCATGTAATAGTTCTCAGGGAAGAATGTCATCGTACTTCCATTCTTGAACCTTACGATTTGATCCGATTGGTTATACGAATCAATGAACGAATCGGGACATAATTTGTAAAAAGATGGAATGGTTGTTCTTTTCAAAGTTGGAAGAGATTCCCGAATAACAAAACTCTTGCTATTAGGATAAATCTTTGCCAACACAATCAATGTCGCAAGAGAAACATAACTCTTGCCACCTCCTGCTGCACCTCCAAACAACAAATACTTATATGTATTTGACAAGACAGCCTTCATAAAGTCTTCTTGTTTTGGATGGGGGCTAAAAAGAACTTTCTTTTTTACATTGTAATCCATTTATCGAGAGGTATCCATTGGGTGTTTTTGAAGTCAATGAAACCAAAAGCATACATTGAAGGGTAAAACCCTTTGTACTTCAAATGAGAGTCTTTATACTTTTTTTGTTCTTCTTTCGATAATAAATCAGGGCTTCTCCAATAAGTATCTATAATAGGAACTCTGAATTTAGCGATAGGTTCAATCTCTTTAGGAATCTCAAACTTTAAATCCCTAAGCAATGTTACATCCTTATTCCTATTGCAAAACCAAAGATTATCCAGGTCATAATGAGCCATCAAATAATCATAGGCACTTTTAGGGAAGCCACTTGAATTCTTTACCTCTAAATAGTTGGATTTTCCGTTTTTGAAAACGATAAAATCAGGACGCATTCTTTGACTCATACTGTAAGAATCATGCGACCGCTTAATCTCGTTAACAACCTCCTTAGTGAAAATCTTCTCGTATCCGTTTAACTGATAATTTACAGAATAGAAGTCTAAAATTTCAATGACTTCTTTTTCTAACTTTTTGCCATTGAAATCTCTGACTGAGTACATTACAGAAATAAGATTAAGAATGTTGTCGCAATTATCACATTCAAAATCCCAACTACAGCAAAAACATACAGTAAAGACTCAAGTAAAGTCGTTTTAGACTTCCTTGAATCTAAATCGTAGTTAAACGTGTCATTGCTATAAAATGCACCTGAATGCTTTGTCGAGGTCTGTATCCAAGGTCTGAATTCAGCCCAAGGGATCATGTTCGTTTCCTTGTCTATCATTGGTCTTGTCGTATTTGCCGAACTTATATCCCATATAAGTACATACAACTAATATGGTCAGGTAAAAGATGAACTTCATTTGAATTTGATTTCTTGGTCACCAATCTTAAACACTTGTTCTTCAATCTCAATAGAAGCCTCAATCTGTTGCTTTGGCTTTCCATATCCCCTATCAAGCAAAACTTCAGCTGCACGAATATCTCCCTTGACAGCCTTTGAACGAATAGCCTTCAATATAGCCTCAGCTGCTGTAACACCATCCTTCTCATCTCCCAATACATCAGCCAATAACTCATTCAAATTAGGCAACTTCCGAGGTCTTCCATTAGGATTACCGCTCTGTCCCTTCTTCCATTGAACACCATCTTCAGGTTTTATCTTCTTATAACCTCCTGGCATCTTTATCCTTTTTTGTTAAAACAAATTTATATCATTTGATTCGTAAGTCGCATTCCATTTCTTTCCAACTTTCTTCGAAACGGAAATCGGGGCTTTAGTTACGAAATCTTCCCTATCATCTTGACTTTCGAAATATACAACAATACTGCACGATTCCCCATTTCCCGACATCTCCATCTTACTTTCCTTCTGCTCAATACCCCATCCTTCAAGATCAACATCACCCCAATCTTCCTGTAAAGCCTTATCGTCCCATTGACCGAAACTGACATTATCCTTAATCACGAATTCCTTCTTCTGAGCATCACTCAATTCTGATGCCCTAATAATCGGAACTTCCTTCATGCCGGCAGCATGGCAAGCCTTCAGCCTCTGATTGCCACCAAGTACGACCATATTCTCATCAACAACAATAGGCCGTATCCTTAACATCTCAGGAAACTCCTTTATACTCCTGACCAATGACATGAACTTCTCATCCTTAATCGTCCTTGGATTCGATGAATTGCCCTTGACCTTCTTGATGTCTATAATCTCTATGTTCATTCTAATATCGTGTTTGTTTCGTCCTTGGTAACGTATTGCTTGAATGCATCAGGATTAGGCCATACAATCCGACTGTAACCTATATCCCAATGCCGACAAAATCTAATCCATACATCTTCGTACTTCAAAAATATCTTGTCACTCTCTATCCTTTCAATCTTGATCCCATATAAACTCTCTTCAAACCCCCTAACTATACTCCAAAACTCAATGTTTATCCTGGATATCTGTCTGTGCCTCTCACGGCTGAATTCCCTCATCACCCCCCCTTAGTTTTTCGAAAAAACCTATAATTCTTTCCTTGTGATTCTCTAACTCCAAAAACCTTAAATGGAACTCCATAATGTCAATGTCATCATTTACGGCCAAATCGTATTCCAAATCGAAAATTATCTTTTCTAATAAGTCCATATCCTGAATAGCCATTTTGTTCCCATATTTGTTATCTGATATCAAAGATAATGGCAAAAATTAAAGCCTCTAACGCACTAAATAAAAAGTATGCCGTTGAAGTCGATGGCAAGATAATCAACTTCGGAGCAAAAGGCTATAGAATCAAGCCAGGTACTACTGCCGGTGATTCCTATTGTGCAAGATCATCAGCCATCAAAGGAGCAAACGATAAATCAACCCCAAACTATTGGGCAAGACAATTATGGTCTTGTAAAGGAAAAAAATCTGTATCTAAAAAACCTTTCTTCGGTAAATACGACCTCCCATGAGAATTATTCTCCTTATCATCATCTTTACTTGCGGTTGTGCCTCAAATCACGATGTAACCCATTCAGAGTCCTATAAGAAGTTTAAAAAGACTCAGCAAAATACCCTGCAATACTACTGATAGCCGTTTTCGATAGATAAAACGAAATTTTCGATAGTCGGTTTTTTTTCTAAAACCAAAACCCCCTTTTTCAATACCCCCCCCCTATTTTTTTGTCCCATTTTTGACCCTTTTTGTGTCGTATATATACTATCGAATATAATCGCCATTAAAGGCTGTTTTAAAGCGATATAAGACACTTTTTGACCCAAAGACATCCGTATATACCATTGTTTGTTTTTCGTTTGTATAAACGAAGATTTTGAAGGTCGGTTTTTACAAAATTTATACGCTGATGGAATACACCCTCCCCCCGGCCCAAAAAATAGGGGTATACCCCCATATTTCCAATTTATGGAATTTACGTTCCAATTTTGGGACTCGACAGATCATTAGGTGTAAACCCCCAATTTCCAATTTTTGGAATTGACCTGGAAACAGGCAAAAATCAACATTCGAAATTTCGGGACGAAAAAACAACTAACACCGAAATCGAACCGGCACGGCTCTGTCGTTTGTTTCAACTTTCTTTCGACTATTTCCCTCAAACTATTTCGATTAATTGTTGATAACTTTGTTGATATCAACTAAAAATAATTTCGAAAATACTTGCATTTAGAAATTATTTGTGTATCTTTGTTCTATCAAAACAAAACAGAAACACTTAACCCAAAAACACCATGAACACTAACACCACCACCACAGAGATCAACGTCAACAAAGTACTTTGCTACTTTCTTGTTTCCGTTACAATCATCTCAACTATTGTTTGCATCATTACAGAAAAGGTAAGCTAAACCAATTGACCTGGAAAACAACTAAAAAAACTACAGACATGAACCGCATCCAATCAAAAAACATTCAGTTGAAAATCAGAATTAATAAGGCTAACGGGTCAGAGATTTGCCGTCTTGAGTCTATATCGTGGCATGACTCCGACAATATTACGGCCTATCGTTTTGGATGGTACGGCAAACAAGACACATTATGCGTTTCAATTTACGGCAAAATTACAAAGCAAACCGCGCAAATAATTAAACAAGCGCAAACCGCTTGCATATGTCAACACTAAACCCTAAACACTAACCTCAAAACTCAAACCAATGAAAACAATTTACACCACTAAAAACCATCTCGGCCAAACAATCGCCGTAATTTTTCAATACGGATCAACTAACAGCAAAACAGG